ATCCATGAAAAGATTTGCCTTGACTTCTTTTTGCATTGTTGGTATATTCAATTGTTCATCTTGAACAATGTATGCCTTTGATATAGCTCCAAATTTAGATGGAAGAGCGTAAACCCTTGTTATGTAATCCTCACGAGTGACACTTCTTCCTTGAGCTTGAAAGTATGCAAGTGCGTTATCCTTTAATTGTTGTATCGTCTCTGCACCTTTACCACCCGTGGCAGGGAAGGGATTTGTTATAGCGACGGAATCCTTGACTGTAGTCACCACCCCAGCGTCTAAACCTGTCTCATCTAATGTTAATGATATCTCTGATAAATTTGAAATACTATCTTGTGTCGCGTTATCGGCCAACCCACCACCATGCGAATACTTGATTGTAAGTGTTGTGTTTGCTGGTGCCTGACCATAAGCCTCAGTTTTTAAAAAATTTGTTGGGTCGAAGTTCTTGTCCAAATAAGTCGGACTACCTGGTAGGGTTGAACCAACATTATTAGGATTTGGTATTATCTCCTCATCAAAAGAATCACTCACACCAGCTCCAAATCTAATTTCGGTTCTACCATCTGACCTTATAAATGTTATAAATCTTCTCGGTGTTTTTAGAAGTTTTAAAAGATATGGGGCTTCATCACTATATTGTGATAATTCAGGATTATTTGCTGCAGTATTTTGAATTGAATCAAATATCGTGTCTTGTGCTAAAAATGGAACTTCTTTCCAAGTATTACCATCACTATCCGTACAAGATATTATTTCTAAAACATTCTCACTACCTAATATAATTCTTTGATATTTTTTGGTTTCACCAAATGTAAATTGTTCTTCAACGACAGTCCCACTCACAACACCAACGGTCTTTTTTAATAAATAAAATGTCGGAGCTGTACCTGATGTTTCATAAATACTTACGGTTGTTGGGTCGAATGAGCTTGAGTAAGAAAAATTAACGGCCTCTCTTATTCTAAATGTTGTTGTACCATTGGAAGCCAATGTTCCTTCGTTTATTTGTAAAGCGTAGTTATAATTTGGTTTTACATTTACCCCACTACCTCTTGCTGGAACTATTTGAAATACATCGAGATTAGTAAATGATGGACTTGATAATTTTGGTTTATATCCAAATGATTGAGCCATCTCGAATAATGTTTTTGTATCTTCGGCATATGCTAATAATTGCTCTTTGAATTGTGCGTCCACATAATAGGACAAGACATCTCCTACATAGGATGCCATTTCTATGAACATCATACCAGGTGATGATTCATTAAAATCATTGTATGTATTAGGATAATATTGTTTCGCAAACTCGATTAAATCACCACGAAATGCTGAAAAATCCTTGTTTAGATATCTTACTTCTTTTTGTGCTGGCATCTAACTCTCCTATTCACCTACGAGAAAACTCAAAGTAATAACTTCATGTACAGTCGGTTGTATTGTTAAAGCAAATTCTAAAATAATATTCAACTGATGTTGTTCTACCGAGTCCCTTTCAACTTCAATTTTATTAATTGTAACATGAGGTAACCAAAAGGATATAGCCTCTTCTATTGTAGACCTAACCGATTCGAGTAAATCATCACTCATAGGTTCAAACAATACTTGTAACAAACCACAACCAAAATCTGGCTGTCCAACCCTCTCACCTTTATTTGTCAAGAGTAAATTTCTAATATTACTACTTGTCTGTGTGAGTGTAGTTGAAGTGCCAGGAAAAAAACCACTACCATCAATATGATCCATCGGTAGTGATACACCAATTTTTACATCAGGATTTAAATCTTTTTCTAATACTGACAATCAACCTCTCCTATGGACGATAGTGTTTGTTTTTCTTTTTATCCATGGCCTTCATCAAACCACTATAATCTCTTGTCAAAGCGTTTACAACATCTTCACCTACTTGTTCAGAACTTACACCTTGTGCCTTTAGTGATTCAACCGCTCCAACCTGTCTTCTTTTTTCCTTACCTTGTTCGGTATTGGCCATCATTGGATTTCCACCCATCAGTTCATGTACTCTATCCGAGGTGTATGTTCCACCACCCATCGTTGGATATTCAGAATCACCTTGTGGGATACCACCCGCCGTTTCGTTCAAGATTTTATTGAGAGATTTATTCTTGGTATATTCTTTATACTCTCTTTTCTTGGGTTTTGGTTGTGTGTATTCTTGTTCTGCTATTTGAGTTAAAGAGGATGAGATTTCATCTTTTTCTACGGAACGACCTGCAAGAGCCTTTTTTCCTTCACTAATAAATATCTCATTTACCTGTTTCTTAACTTCGTTACGAACTAATCTTTCTATTATGTTTATTAGTTCTTTCTTTTTCATCATAGACTCCTATTCTATTTTAAAGTAATGGTACTGACACTAATCCTGCGGGTACAGGTGTGCCACCCAATACCAATCCTCCACTAAACAATATACTTTTAAAAGATGCATGTATAATATTTGCGGTCAATTTGGTCACATCTGCTTGACTTGCTCCAGTCATACCAAGTGCAGTTACAGGTGCCAATATCGGTGGTATGGTCATTACACAAACACCCGTACCAATGTTTGTTGGTGGTGTGTTAGAAAAAATCGTGAATGAACTCACCACATAAGCAACTATCGCAGGTGTAATCGGTGACATCGTTGGGTCACCCGAACTAAAACTTGCGAATATTGCAGATTGTAATGCTGGTTGTCCAATCCTTGCGGTTTTAACTTTAGATAATGGTGCGGCAGGTAGTTCCGCATCCTCTGCGTAACTCACTATTGCGTCTGCCATACCTTGTGCCGATTCCAACTTAGTACCACCTCGTTCTTGTATACTACTATAATTATCAGTTAATAATGTTTGAAGTTTATTTTTCTGTAGCATCCTATTCCTTTGTCAAGATGTTACATATTCTTGCCCTAATTGTTTCGACTCCAGCCTCCCAAGCTGTTATTGCTGCCTGATTGGTTGGGCCACTACTGATTGGGCCACTTGGGCCGGCACCAGTTGCAATACCACCTAAACTTAATATCGTACTTCCTAATTCAACGAATGAATTACAAACACTATCTAATAAATCTGCCAACTCCTCACCATAGACCAAATGCTGTTCCTTAACATCATCACGACCTTTGACATAAATCACCGCTTCATTCGCACTTCCACCAATTTTAAAGTAACTTCCATTATGGGTATAAAGTCCTGCACAATCATCAAGATGGACATTAGCACCTTTACAACTTTCCAAGTGTGCCTTATCATCGAGTGTTAAAAAAGATGGACATTCACTCGAAAGGTAAATCGTATCGGAACCACCTTCTTGTCCACCCTCTCCTAAATCTAATCTTGAGTTGCCTGGCGTGATTAAACTAATACCACCAGGTTTTAAATCTATGGTTGTGTCCCCACCTGAATTTATATTCAATCCATCATCAGCATCAACCGTAAAAGCTTTCTTGGTTGAAAATCCAATTCCATCATGACTGAATCCAAGTATCTTTCCTCGTTTGGTATTGAATGTAATTCTGTCGGAATTAATTGTAATCTGTTTCCCACCAAGATTAGGTTGGTCGTCCTCATGAAAGGATGACATATAGGAATGGTCGTCTGCGTTTGTTTCTTCAATATCAAGATTTACCTTTTGGTCTGTGGTCATCCATATCGAACTACCATCAGAATTTATGTTTTCTTCAACTGGTTTAAAATCTGTATCTTCTAATTCTTGTTTAAGTTTCTGTTCATCAAATAATTGAGCATCTGTTAGTTGTCCTGCTCTGATTAAAATATTTGGTGAGTCTTGGGTTGATGGTTCGTCTCCATGTGCTCCCTCAACAATAGCACTTCCGAATCTTATGGACTGACCAAATCTACCCTCAAAGGTCATATCACCTTCTCGTGGTAATAGTCTTCGGACTTTATCATCGTTTCCAGTTTCATTATTTACTTCAAAGAAATCATATAGGAAATCATCATCAATCATTTTTTGGTCTCTAAGACCACTCGTACCTGGTGTTATATTTGCATTAATACTATTGAGTAATGGAACAACAGGTAAATAAAAGTTTGTTCCCAAATACTTGACCACCACAACATGCTCATTCCTTAATGGCATCTTTGTCATATTCATATCAAGTGGTTGATATATTTTAAGTTTGACAAGTGTTTTGTCCTTTTCAGATTGAT